CCTGAGAGACAGCGTGAAATGCCGCCGTCTGATTGAAAGCCCGTTCTATCAAGGATTTTGGGGCGATCAGTTTAGGCTGACAGGCGACCAGAACACCAAGACACGGTTTGACAACAGCAAAGGCGGCTCACGGCTTTCCACATCGGTCGGCTCGGCTCTGACGGGTGAAGGCGGCGCAATCATCGTGGTTGACGATCCGAATGCGGCGCAAGAGGCGTTCAGTGAGGCCACGATTGAGGCGACCAAGGAATGGTGGGATTCGGCATTGTCCACCCGTTTGAACGACCCAAAGACAGGGGCGTTTGTGGTCATTCAGCAGAGGCTTTCGGAAGAAGACCTGACGGGTCATATCCTGTCCAAAGACATCGGGGAGTGGACGCATTTGTGTCTGCCGATGCGGTATGAAAAGGATCGGTCGTTTCAGACGGTGATCGGCTTTGAGGATTGGCGGCAAGAAGAAGGCGAATTGCTCTGGCCTGATCGGTTTGGTGAGCGTGAAGTGACCCTGCTTGAAAAGCAATTGGGGCCTTGGGCGGCGGCTGGTCAGTTGCAACAGCGGCCAGAACCAAAGGGCGGCGGTATTATCAAGCGTGAATGGTTTCAACTTTGGGATGAGCCGACCTACCCGCCGATCTCGTATATCGTGGCATCCATTGATACGGCGTTCACGGAAAAGACCGAGAATGACTTTTCGGCCATGACGGTATGGGGCGTGTTTTCAGGCGGTAAGAATACGGCGGTGGCGACGAAGGTGGCGACCAAAGACGGCCTGATGACCACCAAGATTGAGCGGACATATACCGACGAGCATCCGAAGGCGATCCTGATGGCGGCTTGGCAAGAGCGGCTACAGTTCCACGATCTGTTGGAGAAGATTGCGGCCACCATGAAGCAGTACAAGGTGGACAAGCTGTTGGTGGAAAATAAAGCCTCTGGCCCAAATATCATCCAAGAGTTGCGCCGGATTTATAACCACCTGTCATTTGCCGTTGAGCCTGTGGACATTGTGAGGACAAAGGAACGGGTTGGGGTGGACAAGGTGAGCCGCGCACACGCCGTGGTTCCGGTGTTTGCCAGTGGTTTGGTTTACGCTCCTGATCGGTCGTGGGCTGACATGGTGATCACGCAATGTTCTATCTTCCCTCGTGGCAAGCACGACGACTTGGTTGATTCCACGACGATGGCTTTAGGGTGGCTTCGTCGGAATGGCTTTCTGGTTCGGGGCGAGGAATGGACGGCGGACGTTGAAAAGAGCATGGAGCATATTGGCGCGGCTCCTCCTCCTCTTTACGCTGTGTAAGAAAGGTTTGGCTTTGTATAAGGTCCCGAATGTTGTGCATTTTATTTACCCCGTTTGGGATAATACGAGGCCGCTGTCCTATTTGAATTACATCGCCATCAAGAGGGCGAAGGTCATCCAAAAGCCTGATGTGATTAAGCTATGGATCAATAAACAGCCTGAACCGTCACCATATTGGTTGGCCATTGAGAGCATGGTTGAGGTGAACGTCACCCCTATGGACGGGACGTTTGAGGGCGTGAAGATTGAATATCCGCAATTGCAGTCTGATGTGACGCGCCTTGAAATCCTGCACCGAGAAGGCGGGATTTACATGGACACCGACATGCTTTTGCTTCGGGACTTAGACCCGTATCGGTATGACACCTTTAGCATGGGGCTAGAACCGCAAGGTGACGGGATGCCATCGGCCTGTAATGCTCTGATGTTGTCAGAGCCGGGGTCGGACTTCACCCGTCTGTGGCTTGACAATATGGCCGAGGCTTTAAAGAACCCTGTCTGGGCTTATGGCGGCGTGGTCATGCCTTATAAGCTGTATGAGGAGCGGCCAGACCTCATCACCATGTATTCGCATGAGCATTTCTGCCCGTTCAACCTATCCAAGAATTGGCTGTTTGGGACAGATGACGACACGATTGCGGAGGGCAAACGCCTTGCCAGAGAATCAACAGCCATCCACGGGTTTGAAACCTACTGGCGGGATGTGGTAAAAGAGATTACGCCTGACTGGTGTCGTAAAAATAACAGCATTTTCAGTGAGTTAGTGATATGAGAGATAGTGTTAGATATGTCGGCGACCTCAGCAAAAGCGATGCTCTTCTGTTAATTCAGTACGGGGAAAAAGCCCGAAAGATTCTGGAGTTTGGTGCGGGGGCAAGTACGCAGATTTTTGCCCAAGTATGCCCGTTGAAGGTCGTTTCCATGGAAACGGATGCCGCTTGGGTGAAGCGAACAGAGGCTAATCTATCTGCCTTGAAGCAAGAAAACTTCGTGCGATTTGTCCCATGGGGTGAAATCCCAAAGGACGAGTATAATTTGGTCTTTGTGGACGGTCGGTGGGACTTGCGAGAGGAGTTTGCCTTCAAGGCATGGCCTTTCCTAGCCAAAAATGGGGTTATGATCATCCATGACACCCGCCGATGGTATGATGCTGATCTGGCAAACAAGATTTTTAAGGAAAATTATGCTGAAATCTCAACGATTAAGGTCAACGAGAAGCCTTTTTACGGCGAAAATCCAAGCAATTGCACTGTGATCTGCAAGCGCGACCCTGTTTTGTATGAAAATTGGAACGAAGTTGAGGAAAAAGAGCCTTGGATGTGGGGCGATGGCGAACCAAAAGAGCCAGAATACTGGCCAAGAGTTTAATTGGTCGTCCCTTTATGCTACAAAGAACAAAATCCGAAAGGGAATGCTATGCCACCCGTCCTTGCCAATGCCGTTGTTGATGTAATCAAGCCGTCAAACCCCAATAATCTTGGAATTTTCAAGGTGGAAGTCTGGGGGCGTGACCCTTATGATTACACTCGGACCTATGAAATCACGGCGAAAAACGATACAATGGCGGCTCAACAGGGGATTGCCCGTTTCGTCAAGGAAATGGAGCAACTTGCTCAGAAGGATTGAATATGCCCACTCCCGGTCTTGTCCCTAGCAATTTGCGCCTTTTGCAACAGCCCGAAGAAGGGGCCGATCAGGGCAATGAGGACGTTGTTGTCCAGATTGATGACGATGCGCCGAAGAATGACGTTGACGACAATGGGAATATAATCCGCATTGAGCATGAAGACGGCTCAATTTCCATTTCTCTGGATGGGAAACCTGTAAAGGAAGGCCCGTCTGAGGCCGAAAAGGCTAAAGACTGGTTCCGTAACCTCGTGGACGAGATTGATAGCGGCGAATTGGGCCGTATCAGCGGTGATTTATTGCGTGGCATTGAGGATGACATCCAATCCAGACAAGAATGGATTGATGACCGCGCACAGGGCCTTAAGTTGTTGGGCCTGAAGATAGAAATACCCGGCACACAAGGTGCGCCTGACGGTGCGCCGATTGAAGGCATGAGCAAGGTCCGCCATCCGCTGTTGCTTGAGGCGGTTCTGCGGTTCCAAGCCAATGCTCGGTCAGAATTGTTGCCGACTGATGGGCCTGTGAAGACCCGTCTGGATGTGATCAGCACCACGCCTGCCCAACAGACCTTGGCTGAGGCGTTGGAAAAGGACCTGAACCATTATTTGACCACCACGGCATCGGAATATTACCCCGACACCGACCGGATGCTGTTTATGCTTGGATTCGGTGGGACGGCGTTCAAGAAGGTTTATTTCTGCCCGTTGCGGAACCGCCCTGTCAGCGAATCAATTGATGCCGACGACTTGATCGTGAATAACTCGGCGACCGATCTCAGAAACGCCAAGCGCATTACCCATCGGGTGCTGATGCGTCCATCCACGGTTAAGCGGCTCCAGATTTTGGGGGTCTATCGGGATGTGGAATTGTCCACGCCCAATCCGGTTGATCTTGATGCGGTGCAACGTGAGAAGAACAATCAGCAGGGCATCTCACAAGACCAGTTCCACCCTGATGACCGCGACCGTGAAATCTACGAGTGCTATTGCGAGTTGGACATCAACGGCTTTGAGCATAAGTGGAAGGGCAAGGAGACTGGCCTTGAAATCCCGTATCGCGTGACGATTGACGTTTCCACGAAAGAAATCCTGTCCATCGTGCGGAATTACGACGAGGATACGCAGGAACTGCCAGAAGCACGTCAGAATTTCGTGAAATACACGTTTGTGCCGGGCATGGGCTTCTTGGACATCGGCCTCTTGCACATCCTTGGCAATACGACCAATGCGGTGACGGCGGCGTG